GTAATAATGCGTTATATGAGGAATGCAATTACTAATGTGGAGAAGCAGTTAGACTGTGAGAGATATGTTGGTAAAGTTAAATTTCAGTATAACCCTGAGACTTTTTTGCGTTTAATAAAGCCGAGTACATCAGCAGGATTATATCAGTTAGTTCCTAAGTCTAGTACAGTATTAAAATTTAAAGATAATGGAGTAAAAGCGTTAGTTTTAATGGCTGTTTTAATGTATTTTCATTCGTGGATATTTTCAATAATGAAGGGAAAACCTTTACCTTTCCAGCCTTATAACGTAATTAAGATGAAAAGTGAATTTAGAGTATGGTGGCAATCAGTTGGAGAGGAGTTAGCAGAGAAACAAGATAAAGTTAGAAATTTTTTTATACCGTCTTTGTTAATGATAGTATTGTCGTTATTGTTTTATCCACGATTGGAGTTTGAGTGTGGAAATATGATAAGAGTTAAAATGCGTTGGTGGTATGGAGGAGCCTATGAAGTTTATAAATTGATGAACGGATCAAGAAAAGATATTTTTTGGGTAGATGGAGACGTTTATCATTTTGATAAGTCAATTCAAGATATTTTTTTGTATGTTTATATTTCAGCAGGCCAACGTTATTATGACGTAAATAAAATGAGTTTTAGGCAAAAAAAAAGGTTTATGAACATGCAATTAGGGAGCTCTCTTACCAAATAACTAATAAAATTGTCTTGCACGTAGGAAATTTTTGGCGATTTATGCGAGGAATAATGTATTCTGGGGGAAGAGAAACATCTCATGGAGATGGATGGATATTAGCATTGTGGTTTTATTTATTTATAGAACATATGAAGGAGAAATATCCACACCTCGCAGTTGTGATACAAGATGCAGTAGATCAAGGTTTAATAAAAATAATAGTTTATGGTGATGATCATATATGGTGTTGTTTAAAAAAATTAAGAAAATTAATAAATGTTAATTCTTGGGCAGAGTTTTTGAGAGAATATTGCTTAGTGTCTCTGCGAGATCAGAAAGAATATGATAGTTTCATCTCTATTCCAGATGGAAATGGAGGTTTAAAGTATAAGGGACCGGTATTTTTAAAGAGGTATTTTATTTTTTCTGAAGATCCTAAATTATCATTAGTTTTGCCGTTTAGACCAGTAGACTCTTTGTTGAAAATGATGGTAAGTGTTGAAAAGCAGAATATAGATAAAATAATTACAATAATTGGTTACATGTGGGATCTCATGGGTACAAATCCAGTAGCTCATGAAATATGCAAGAATTATTTAAATCAGTTTCCCCGAGCTGATTTAGTGTCCTATCGAGATCAAATAAAAAAAATGGAAACTACTCGAACTGGTCAGCGAAAGTTAAACGAAATACTAAGAAAGGCTGATTTAACAATAGATGAATTAACAACACAGGAGCCAGGACTGAAGTATCTTCAAAGTCGACACGTTTATAATCCTTCTTTGTGTCGATTTGGAGTTTTAAATCCTCTTAATGAATTAGCAGAAGATTTAGAAGATTATGTCTTCAATATGTATGAGG